CTAATCTAGTAGTTCTTCTTTGCTTACATCCAGGTATTTTCGCGTCTGTTCTAACATGTCACTTCTAAAAGCATTTTCATATAGCTTAACTTTTAGCGTTTCTATATTATCTGGAAGTTTCTCATAGTCTTCAGATATTTGGGTAGTCCAGATACCATTAGTAATAAGTATTTCAAACAGTTCAGAGGAAGTGTTATACCCCTCAAACAACAGCCTATCATACGTTTCCTTATAGACCTCTTGTGATTCATATGCGATTTCAGCCGTTGGTGGCTTGATTTTAAGTACCAAATCCCCAAACTTGAGTCTTACGCTTCCAGAACATATTCTAGATATAAAAAAATCCCGTTCATAGTATTCCATGTCTTATATTTTTGAGACTAGAGAATAGTATAACCGGGAGCTATCTTTGTACATATTTTTATCCTTTTAAACCTTATTTAGTTTTGTCCATCCAAAAGGTTAATGATTCCACTTGCCGTCTGTCCAACGTCTATCGCTTGCATTAACCGGAAGGGGGCAGACGAATCTACCCCCAAAAAATCTTAATTATTAGGTAGGGTCTTGAGGATGACTTACAGTATAGTCATTGAATGTACTGTAAGAATAAGTAACTGTCGCGTTACCTCCACCAGCATCAGCACCACCATAAGTTACATTACTTAGTTTGTTCTTAGTACCCAAATCAATGAAAGTACCTTCTCGAAGACCAATCTTAATAGTTTGGTTAGTCAAGTTTTCTGATTCTTCAAGAGCATCAATACCGTCACCATTAGTAGCAGTAATTTCAATATCACATGTTACTTCGATTGGGAAATTCACAAATCTAAAGTAAGGAGCCTTACGACCAAGTTCTAGCAAAGCGTCGCGTCCAAGGTCAGTACTTACACTAACACTTTGAATATGAGCACCAAAAGCAAGAGGTGAACCAGAACGGTCATTAGTACCAGAAGTCGAAATACCAGGAATTTCATCTGGAAGAATAGTACCGGCAGGATTACTAGCGTTAAAATCAGACAAACTATATTGTGAATCTACCTGCCCGTTTACGTCATTGGTAGCTGCATAAGCTCCTAATACTCCAGGCCATACAACATTTTCTCTACGCTGAACACCACCCCAACTTGAGGTTTCTGCCAAAGGAGAGTCTGCATTATTAAACAGTTCACCGGTCATCGTAAAGCTAGAAGTACTCCATACTTTATTATTACCAACAAACGTAGCAGATTCTGTCATATTTCCATCAACAGGAATATTGAAGGCAGAAGAAGAAACATACAAACCGGATAGTTCTACTGAGTTAGTAGCAACTCCAGAAGCGGAATCTTGTGTATCTCCATAAATATTTAAATATGCAGTACATCGCTGATTTGAACGTCCCGTAAGACTTCCTGTAGTATAACCACGTGTACCTAGATGGTATATCAATGGATAGCCATCAACCACTTTTTCAAGCGTTAGTTCTACGTCAGGGATATCTTCGATGTTTTCATATACGGCAATCTGCCCAATTTCAAACACCTGCTCTAAATTAAATGTAGTCGTAATACCAGCACTTTGTAAGCCATGTACTACTGGAGGGTTTGCAGCGCTGCCTAGTGGATTTATACCAACAGCCTGTACAGCCCAAAATGTTCTATTACTCATGTCTATTTATCCTCACTGTGGATTTTGTTATTATTCTATATGATTATACACTTTTTATCTATACGTTTGCTAAAAACACTTCAGTCCTGATTCGAACCGGTTTTACGTATAGGTTTTGATTGATTTTATTAGTTTTCTGTATTCTGGTATCAAACATTCTCATTTTATTATATCTATACCCACCATTTTCATTTAGCTCTACTAAACTAGGGTAAGTTAGGGCACCAGAGGTTTTCATTCCCCTATAATCTAGAGGAAATACTCCAGATTCACCCATTTGGTCTACATCGAATAAGAATATGGTCTTTTCTATCTGATAAGAAAGGTAATCTGTTAAATTGTCACAAGTTCTACCATCTTCTGTTATAACATGTAGTAGAACGTCCCTATAGGCTCTGTGGCCCCCACCTATCTGATATGGAGCATAACTACCATCAATCACTTCAATAGCTATAGCGGGCAACTGAACGCGAGTCTGGGCCATTGTAGACCAATCTCCCGAACCTTGTAAATCAAAATGCCTATCGTCATTTCTGAAAGACCTGTTCTGTGTTTCCCTAAACCAAGGGATATCATCTGAATCATAAAAAGATAGCCACTTATGACTATATTCTGCATGTACTGTAGATGTGGTAGCTATAGCAGTATCAAACACTATATGACCATCTGGGTAATTAATATGATGTCCGGCATTAACTGCTTGAAACACATCATCAATAAATACTCCAGACACTTGAATAGGGTCGGGGCTTTTACTAGTGCCACTTTCCCATACCCAGTTACTGCGAAAACCTTGCCATACCTGTCCATCATCATAATAAGGATGATTTGTAACAGGATTTAATGTATGCTGATTTCCACCATAAGAACCGGACGTTGGATAGTTAACATTAAAATATGCACCCTTATCTAAAGTTCCCCAGTCTAGATAAGTAATCAAATTAGTTTTAATGGTTTGAGTAATACCCACATCACCGATGTCAGTAAACCCTTTCATTGTTGTAAATGTTGCCATTAAAATACCTTTGTTAAATGTCGCTTAACAGATGATGTTGTCAACTGTTCTATAAATTTTAAAGAGTTGTGAACAGACCTAGTTACCCAGTTATCTCTTGCTGTACCAGAATATTCAGCAGGAACACGCCACCCCTCATTATCATCTGGAACCATGATAGCCCCACCACTACGACTTAGTTGCCCCTTAAAGTCATCAAACGTAATATTGTAATCAGCGACAATTATCTCATCACCCCTAATTAATAGCCATTCTAACCAAGGCAAGCTACCATCTTTTATTCTTACGTTAGCCTCACTTAAATCCAGTATATTTTCAAAGGAAGAAAGAAAGGCTTTAATAGTTATACCTCCTTTAAGAGAGCTACCCGAAACAGTAATACTGTTAAACTCGACTTCTACCTCTCTAGCAAGCGTGTCTATAATAGCATCTAGCTTAGAGAATTCACTACCGCGAGGAAAACCGAAGTGTTCATTCAATGGGCCTCCAACCAAAGCCTTATATTCAGGAGAATTAGTAAAAACCCTCTGAATGTTTTGTTGAAAGTCTGACTTAACCGGAGCCACTATAGAAGGGAGCACCTTATTTAACTCAGAAGCAATTGCTACAAGTAGGCGCTTTTCTACGGTTTTTGCTGTATCGGTTATTTGTATGATGTAGGGGGCTTGTATTTTAGACACGTTTCATATCCATTATAAAGTATCTATCCTTCTCAAAACCATGAGGAAAAGGCTCACCATCTTTGGTGAATTTCCAGTGGCGATATGCTGATTGGTCATCAACAACCTCAATCTCATTAGACCTCATGACTTTAGGTAGGTCAGACATAAATCCTATAATTTCTATTTTATTATCAGGAACACTTATGTTAGCTACCTTAGTATAGGGTTGAGAAGAATGATAAACTCTTAGTTTAATAGTCTCTGTGTTTTCTATTTCTTTAAATCCGTCACCACCACACATAGGGCAATTACCGAAATTAAAAGGCATAGGACCACCATGCTTAAACTTATTAGAAGACGAACCGCCCACTAGACCAGGAACACAGTTTGCACATGAAGACCGTTTTGCTGGATATATAAGCTTACAATTTACCCCAAAGTTAGAAGAGATAAAATCATCACATATGTCTTTATACTTAGACCATACACTTGCAGGAATATCAACCATTATATACCTTAGTTAGAATAGTACATATAATCATCAAATTTGTCGGTAAATTTTGTGTCCATAGCGTCAACATCTGGAGCTTTGTTTATCTTTGGGGCAATGGTGTGGTTATTGCCATTTTTATCTACACCCATAACGGCAGAACCGTTTTCTATAGTATTGGCTGTGATACATTTTTGCATTACGTCAGTTGTCATATTATCTCCTAGATTATATTACCATATTTTATTACGGCATTTTGTGTTGTGTGTGGGCCTATTATAGCTTCGCCAGCTCTACTGTTACCGGCTTGATACTGTATCTTGGCCTGTTCATAATCTTCACATGCTTTATTAGCTCTCTCTTGTGAAGCCTTGTATAGCTGGGTCATGTCAATTTCAGAGAAACTGCTACGACTACCATCTTTAACTTTAAAAGAATTACCGGCATTCGTCTTAGCTTCTGCCTGAAGTAAAACACAGGAGGATTTTAAAGCTGTCAGGTTAATAAAACCATCATCCCTAGTTGTCGCTGTGGGGTCTGGAGTTATGCCGGAATTAGGTATGTCAATAACATATGTTTTGTCAAACGCCATCTCTGTCTGAATAAGTTGTGCAGATACAACAATCATATCTGTCAAGCTATTATCAGTATATGTTTGGGGTGAGGTGATATCATTCACTAAATGACGTACCATAGGTATCATGTCGTCAGACCATGCCATTATAATGCCGTCCAATATAAGGTTCCAGATTCACTGGCTGAAGCAACGGCATATACCTTAGATACATCATCAATCGGTATTGTTATGGCTGCATCAGCTTTTAAAGGGAAACCGCAACTATCGTCTGCTGTACCAGCAAGAACTCCACTGTTTCCCACGTAGATTAAACCAGCATTACCACTATCGGCAATCACTGTTAATCCCATGCGTAGTTCTTGACTAACTGTACTAATTTGTACTCTAGTGCTATCTACATGTTCTTTTCTCCCTGAATACAGGGAATGATATGTATTTAAGTTTGGCATCTATTTCTCCTAAACGGGTGGTGTGTACCACTGTCTATATAATGTGTTGTTTGTGTTGCCGACTAAAATCGGAAAAGTTATAGCTGCACCAAGAGATTCTTCTGTGGCACCAATAAGAAATTCGTGAGCACCGATATCCCACACAATTCCTAAAGTATCTCTATCCGAGCCGTCTATATCTATATTTACTCCATTGGTAGTTCCTGAATCAGCCCCCGCACCTATAGCGTCTGACCCGGTTTTAATATGTAGGTCTTCACTACCTTCTACTACTGACACATATTGATTAGAAGGAGTAATACTATTTATTGAGCCAGTTCCGCTGGCTGTTGTATCACCTGCGGCGTTATGGTCTACTGTCGCTAATGAGGGAGAAGAATCTGAATAAGAATCGTGACTACCACCAGATGTACCATCTATTTGTGTTATTAAATTATTTTGAATAATAACATCAGCGTCATCAACCAAAAATATACCATATGAACTAGCAGTTGCAGAGGTGTTTCTAGTGATATTATGTATGGTATTATTGCGTATAACTACAGCCGAGGTTGGTATGGCATTAATATGTATACCATAAGCACTAGATGACCCAGTTCCGCTATTTACAAATCCATAAATTATATTATTATGAATATATTTATTTCCTGCTCTTATCTCTATCCCGGCTCCAGACCCGGTTTTGTTATGTATTAAATTTCTCTCAACAATACCTAATAACGCATTAAGTAAGTTTATTATACCAACATTTCCATCTAACTCTAATAATCTAATCGTTCCTGCCACATTAGGTCTAAAATCTATATTTCCAGTAACTCTTACCCCAGTACCGGCGGTGCCGTTGTGTTCTTCACCAGAAGCAGGCTGTAATAACGTAGAACTTAATCCTATAATATTTCCACCGTTAATAGTAGCCCCAGCAAAATCACTATCGTTATAACATTCTCCTACAGCATCGTCACTAGCAGAATATACAGCCCCGTTATCGAGGTCTGCTTCCCATAGGGCTATAGTAGAATAATCTCTACTTGATGTACCTATTGATTTAGTAACTGTTGCCATTATTTAGTTTTCTTATGTAAAGTATAGTCTAGTATTGGTAATAACTTAGTAGAGTTCTTTCTATAATCTACTGATATATTTTTATTTTGTATATCTGTTTTATTGCCTATAAACTCATCCATAGTCTGCCAAGTAAGATGGTGTTTACGTTTATTTAATAAGTCTCCATTACCGCTGGTCTTAGGTAGTATCAAATCTGCTGCATCAGCGTCCGTAAATGTAGTAGTAGGTATTAGAAGGTGAGACTTGGAATCTTGAACGCCTATTGGATATATGGTGAATTCTTCATCAGTACGGACGTTTACTGTGTCAGTCTCGATATGATTCCATACGGCATTTACATTGGTATCTGAGAAATCCTGACCACCACCATACCAAATCTCATTATCTCTTGTTCCGAATATCTGGTGACGTAAACCTAAACTATTGGTATGATATTTTATGTATTGTTCTACATATATGTCTGGTTCACCAAAGATTTCTTCTTCTAAAGTAGTTAGATTTATACGTTTGACTTGTGTTTTATTTACACGTTCGAAGCGATACTCAAAGTACACATCTTTTATCTTCTTAGATAGGTCAGTTATATTGTTTAGCCCATGACCGTTAAAAGAAAACTTACGTGTGTCACCCAAATGTTCCGAGTGTACGTGTAATATTTGCCTATCGGTAAATGCTTCTATTATATCCCCGTCCACATAACCGGCACCAGGGTCTACCTTTAATACTATTTCTGTCATATTAGTTCTCCTATAGTATTATACACTTTTTACTTTGTATTGAGGAATTCTTGATATTTTTGATGTTTTCTTGCAAGACATATGCTTGAATCTTGATATAGATATTCTAGAAACTTATTAGCATGTGAGGTTTTAGTAACCATAAGGGAGCACGTGTTAGTATGTTCATATCGGTAATATAGTTGGGAATCTATTCCCATTTTAGATAGGCGAGACTGTAACTCTTTGTTGAATAGGTCTGTTGTGGTGATAGAGGTATTTAGGTATTTACCCTTTTTGATGTTAATTGACCCATCACCGTCTAGGATACCACGTAAGAAGTGGGATTCTAATGTGGGGTCTATCCATGTGGGATACTCTATCACTAGGGACTTATTGGGAGAACAACCATGTCGCACAAGGTCTTCTGTCATAGATTTGCGATTGACGCATAGGCAGGTTTGGGGTTTTTTGCTCCAATCGTTCTTTGGTATATCGATATCATACATAGGCCCATCGTATTGTAAGATAGCCCGTATCTTATAGAGTATCTCTTCATCATCTTTTTGGATTTGGATGCGGAATTTACCTTCTGGCGTTACGTTACCATCAGAATACATCCAGCCTAATACGTAGGCTTTTTCTTGCGTATCTATCTCTGAGAAAAAGGACTCGTCCACTTGGTATTTATAATTCCTATATAACCCTTCCTTTTTTAGCATTGTAGATATTTGAGGAGCAGAATGCCCTACAATCTTAGATATCTCTGACTGTGACATATTCCGTTTATGTAGTTGTACTACTAAGTCTTTTTTGTCTTTTAATAGACTGTTATAGTTGACTTTACATTTATGCTGACTTGTCCATCCTTTCTTACTCATATATTTCAACACGCTACTTTTAGCACAGCCCAGCATTTTAGCTATCTTATATGCAGAATATCCTTCTTGTAGCCATTCATATACCTTGTTTTCATTATTACTAACAATTCCATAATTTCCCATCTTAAACGTCTCCTTATACTGGATGGTATAAACTCTAAAAAACTAGGCCGCTTAAAGAAGCGACCTAGTATAATTATACTACTAAAACGAGCCGAGCAAACATCGCCTATTGTCTAAAACCCCGAAACCAAGTTCGGCAGTCGCATAAACACCAGCACGTTGCTGTCTGTGAAGTGTTGGGTCTTCAGTTACCTGAACTTCTTGTCGGATAGGCATAATGAACGAGTCATTAGCTCCCATATCCAGACCAACTACCAACTCAGTATCAGATGCTTCCAAAGAAGCTCCCAACTGGTCAGTGAAGAAGGCTTGATATTCTTGGCCTTCGCCAAATTCATCAAGGTCATGAAGATTTACACCGAACACTCGGCTAATAGAGTCATCAGAAGCAACAAAGATTTCTCTTCGTGTGATTTCATCAACTTGGTCAAGACCCCAGTTACGGATGTCTTCCAAGGCTTCAGGACTCAAGAAGATATCGGTCAATCGACCACGACTCAAGGAAGCAGTATTACCACCACCGTTACGTCGCATAAGAACCTTCATTAAACTAACCAATCGCTTGGTGAATTGTCCAGCACTAGCATCTGCATCATAAACCAAGATGTTTCTGTCTGCACCAGCACTAAGTACTGTATGCCAACCATCATCATTGATTTTCTTTACAAAACCAGCTTCTAACACTTGCATAGCACGGGAGATAATATCCCATCGTGCGTCACGTGCATATCGAAGCAACCAGTCAATACTCATAGCAATCCCGTAAGTCGGAATGGTAACATAGTCACCTTCAACTTGTTGCTCAGGAATACGACCGTTACCAGGATTGGTATAAGCTATGAACTCATCTTCTTCACCTGGAGCTAGTAAATCCAAAGGCCATTCAACAGATGCCCCCGGTTCTAAAACCATCGCTTCAAACACATTTCGAACAATGTCACCAACCAAAACACCCTGTCGGAGAGGGGTTTCTAAGGCACGTGCAAGTTCGTACTGAGCTTGAAAAGCGATAGAGGTATCGCTAGAACCAGAACGTTTAATCAAGTCGATTAAAGCGTCATCTGGTCTCGTTTGTTTACGTCTACTCATTTATTTTCTCCTTCAGTTATTATTATGGAAGATTGATTTGAACTTTTGCGTAACCATCTTCGTCTTTGCCTGTAATAAAACGCCCAACTTTTCTGTCGGCACTTGCGTCAGGACCGGAATCACTAGCAACATCGCTATTAGCAATGAAACCACTGTGTCCAACATAAGCTGCATCTCCAGCAGCAGGTGTTTGTCCAGGGTAAATTCGGTCTGTCGTAACAGTACCTTGGGTCCACACAGTTACTTTTCCGCCAACTTGCACTTCTTCTTTATGCCAGTTACGATGAACTCTTGTCAAGTCTTCATCAACAACAGTACACATTAAGATTCCGCGAGGTTCAACGCCTGATGGTTCAGCTACATAAGCAACAGTATTAGCTGCTTGGTCCATAGCTGTACCAGAAGAAGTAGTGCTGCTCAAAGAAACAATACCCCCACGTTCGGCAGTAGCACTCATGAAGTGTTCAATCGTAGAATCGTTATGGATTCTATGTGATTTAAGAGCCATATTAGATTACTCCTTATCTGTATTAGTTAATTGTTCAGCAATCCAACTTGCAGTTGCCGACCGTAATTCTTCTTGTTTACCAGATTCAGCAGCAGCCAAAGCAGCTTCTTCGTCTGTATCTACATCATCTAAATCAGCTTCGGCAGAATCTTCGTTTTCATCAACTTCGCTATCTGCTTTAGCGTCTTTGTCTTTCTTGTCTTTCTTATCTTTGTCATCTTTGTCGTCCTTTTTACCTTTTTTCAGGTCTTCAGGAAACTTAGCGACAAGTTTAGTGTGAAGGGCAAGAATGTTTTCAAACTGTTCGTCAGAGGCACCAGACCACTCACTAACAATTTCGTCTGCTTGTTCTTTGTCAACACCAGCACTAACAAGTTGTGAAACTCGGTCAGTAGCTTTAGCATCAGCTTCAGCAGCATCCATTTTGTCTTTAGCTTCTGTAAGTTCTTTAGAAACGTCTTTCAGTTCCTTTTCCAACTTAGCAATAGCTTCTTCTCGTTCCGAAACCGTTTTATTAGCTTCAGACACTTCAGTTTGTCCAAATTCGACATCAACTTTAAGAGAAGCGATTTGCTTTTCTAGTTTGTCTTGTTCAGACTTACGTGCAGCTTCTACTTGTCCTTCAAGTTTGTCGGCAAGTTTATCAATCTTAGCTTCTGATTTAGCTAAGTCTGCTCGCAACTGTGTTTCAACAGTAGTATTTTCTGTAGTCATGTTTTGTTTCTCCAGTGTTTTTTCATTCTGTATAGAGTCTATAGAAACGCTACTTTTAGCAGCAAAAGAATCTACATTGTTAAAAATGATACTTCTAGGATTAGCGGGGTTATCTACAAGACCTTTCCCACTAAAAGTAAAGCCCCGCAGTAATCTGCCAAGCCTGTTTCCTTCAAATTCCCCAGTACCACCATATATTCTTAAATGTTTCGTTAAGAAAGCAGAAGTCTCATTTCGAGGTACTACTTGGTGTTCTCCGTCTGGAGATATAATTGCGTAATCAAAATTTCTAAATAGACATTCCATAGAGACAAACCACTCATCTTGTGATATTCCCTCTATGATACCGTCCATACGTTCTTGTAATTCTGCGTCTGCCCACTTTTTATAAAGGACAGAAGCCACCACAATCTCATACTTATCAGGAACAGTATCTGCTTCAGTTACCAGATTTCCTTGAAAATCAGTAACAACGCTTGCAGTCATGTGTCCTATAATATCTTTTTCATTATGCATGAAATTGAATGGTTTATTTATAGGACTATTACGTGCAGCCCAAGTTTCACCAACATCAAAAACGTCATCGTTTCGATTCCACCCAACAGAAACCAGTACCGAATTTAGACAAAATAAATCCCACTGGTCTTTGGATGCTATGGCAAATTCTGGATGCTCTACTTTACTTAAATCGTAAGTTAAATCTTTGCTTAAAGGTTTAGCTTGAGTACAGTATGCTATACTAGCACTACTTCTTATCTCTTCAGCTAACCCATCTTTAAGCTCATCTTCGAATATTGGGATGCTCATATGTTCTCTTCACTAGATTAATACACTATATTTTTATAAAAACCAAAAAAACGTCTTATTTTTGATTAACTGTTATATTATTCAAAAGGAATATCAGTTTCTTTATCTACAGAATACGCGGAAGACTGTATCTGCCGCAACTCCTCTAAAGAAGGATTTCTTTTATTGACCGTTTTGAACTGTTTAAGCAGCATACTATAGATAGACATTATATCATCTGATATAGATAGATTAGTATCGCCTAGAATATTATACACTGTTTGAGTCTTAACTTCTGTATAAGGGTCTAAGTTAGACAATATACGAAACTTTAAAAACTCGAACTGTTCAGCCTGAGACTTAGTTAGTTGTCTTAGGGTTTTCTTCTCATATTTCTGCAAAACGCCTTGAGACAGCATTTCAGAAAGAGACTTTTGTGCTTCCCCAGCCCACATAAATAGATTAAGAAAATCTTTGCCCATAGTACGAGGTTTGACCTTTTTCTCTTTTCTCTTTGTTTTGTCAGTCGCATTTTTAGGTCTCCCATCACCACCTGGGGATTTAGGTTTAAACTTATCTATTTGAATCTGGGCTTCTTTTTGTAGTTCAGCCTGTTTTTCTATATTAGGAACTTCACCTTCTTTATTCTCTTCTAACTCAAGACCTACTTCAGAAGGAGTGGCTCCACCATTTTGAAGAATAATCTTCCTTAAATCATGTTCTGTCTGAGGATTATGGTATGGGCCAGCTTTTTGTGGTAAGTTATCAGATTTTATCTTACGTCTTTCTCTATTGATTCTGATAGTTTCAAGCTCAGGGTCTCTTTTAGCTAGTTCTTGGATAGTCTCTGTAGAGATGATATTTCTATCCCACATATCTAATAGCAGCTTACGTTCTGATGATTCATCTGATAGAACCTTATAGTCAAAGCTAATCTTAGCAGGGAATCTCCATCCCATAGCTAGTTGTATTTCTTTAAGCTCTTTTTCCCAGAAGCACGTAAGTATGTCTCGACCATATTCTAGTCTTTCAACTAGGGTCTTCATGCTAATAGAGTTGTTAGTGAACCCCTGTCCTGCACCGGCACTACTGCCAGTTAAAGAAGAGGGAACGCCTAGACCAGCATAGATTTCTGTCATAATTTGCTGGTATTTGTCTGCACCTAAGAATTGATGCACATTAGTGTTTGATTCTGTAAAGCTTAGTTCTGGACCCCAAACTAGGTCTAATACGCCCGTACCAACATTAGACAATATGTTACGAAGCTTAGATATAGCTGTTGGTGTAGGTATAATCTTATTATCCAAATCACCCAAACGCCACAATCTAATCTGAGATATAGCCCCATCTAATGCAGAGATATCAGCCAAGTGCATCTTCTCTAAGTATAGAAGATTATCAAGAACAGAATAAACCATAGGCTTACTCCAGGGTTTCCAGTCATCTTTTTTATAATGAAGCATAGAAAATTCATCAAGAGGAAATACATACATACTTTTACCCTCTACCACAGACTTTTTAAGTTCTTCCGGTAATACCTGAATCATATCTTTAATATGCTCATGGCCTTTTTGTAAAGATATCTGGCTCATACGCTTAATCATGTTTTTTAGATTATTAGTAAGCTTTAGGCCATATATAGGTTTCCCCGTAAATACAGCTAAATCACCACCAACAACTTCTATTGTCATAGGATTAAGAATATTATAAGACATGGGGATTACACGCTTATCTACTTTAGGTTTCTTTACCTTAATGCCTTCTTTGGCAAAGTTCTTACGCCATTCTTTTTCAATAGGTATACTTATTTTCCCATACTTTTTCCTAACAGGACAGTTAGCTGCTCTATATAACATGTTAGATATACGTTCAGATGTTTCTTGAAATCCTATGCTTTTAGCCCAATTCTTATGAAAGTTCTCAATCTTAGGGTTTGGATGTGTGATACGAATGCCCTGCACTGTAAAGTCCGACATCATGTTGATTACGTTATATACAATACCGATACGTTCATATACATTCATGCACATATCTATAGCAGCTTTATCTCCTGTGGGAACCTGTTCGTTTCTACGGTAATAATCATAGTCTCCCCGATTATATTCCGAACGTACAGAAGTATTAGTTCCATCTAAGACAAAAGTTCTATCATTGTATGAACTGGCCTGTGAATTAGAGATTGCCGCATATTCATCTACTGCTCCAGCAGTTTGTTGTAGGGCTTTATTTAACCCAGCAGTATTGCTCCAGGTAACGTAATTTGGCTCATTTGACATAATAGCATTGTTTTCCTATGTAATAGCATTGTTAATTCTATTAAGATTATACACTATTTTATGCCATACCATAGAAATCCATCACATCTTTAGATTCCTGGGCAAATTTTTCATTACCTATGTATACAGCCCCATCTTGAATATTTGTCATAGCCTGAGAAAAACCACCCACACTAGAGTAGTCTAAAGGAGCAGGAGCACGCATTATCTGTCTACCTACCATGTTAGCCATGATGACAGCAGAGTAACGGTCCTTTCTCATTCTTCCCTTTTTACCTCCAGGCATCTTAATCTCAGGAGTATCCCACCTATCTCTACCAGAAGTGGTTTGCGTAATAACTATGGTAGATAGCTCATCTTTGAGTTCTTCTATCTCCATGATACAGTCTTCTAAAGTATCATATATCTTACTATGCAACTTATCCAGTCCTGTGGCAGTAGCCAAAACAGAAGGGTCAAAGTGAGGAAACAGGATAGCCTTATCTTCTAAGTCTTTACGTAGTCCGTGATTAGCCTCAGATGTCCAGTCGGCAGAAGCAAACTGAATAAGGTCTACTATATGTGCCCCAGCTTTAAAGTCAGTGTCTTTCTCTTTGTCTTCATCTATAATAGGCCATATAGGGACTTCACCCTCTTTTATCTTATCTGGGTCATGCAGGGCTTCCATGATGGCTATACCACCACCCTGAGCATCGAGACCGATACGCTCACAGGGGAACCTATTCATAAGCTGCCTAATCTTCTTAGCACAGTAAGAGTAGTAATCCATCTCATTGGTTACTCCAGCCTGAATCTCTATCTTATGTTGTTCTACATTAGTGGTCCAACCATATACTATTCTTCTATGGTCTTCACATAGCTCTAATACTACTATAGAGAAATTATCAACTTGTGAGGCAGGGTCTATACCATATACATACCGTTTAGTAGGATTGCCATATAGTCCCGCTTGAAAGTATATATTGTCTTCACTAGGTAGGCATATACTATTTTTATGATTCCCCACACAAGACTCTATAAGAGAGCGCTTAAAGAAACCATTAGAGTCAGTTGAAAAACAGTTATGCACAGTACTATTAGGTGTTGAATAAGAATTATCTTCTTCTACTTCTAAATTATATAAAAAACCATTAAAAGGAATTAATTCTTTTTCTAATATGTTATACGAACTTTTATCTTCGTCAGATTGTACTAATTGTTTTCTCTCTGACATGCTTAAATTAAAGCCGTAAAAAGTATTCATAAATTTTCTAAACTCATTACCAGATATATTAATTTTATAAGCCTGACTTAGATTGACCTCTTTTCCTTTAATAACTCCTGTTTTTTCTCTTTTAGGTTTTAAAAATGATGCATTAATCCCAAAATAACTTAATGCCATTTTGACCTGATTAACCAAATCTAAATTAGTGAGTTGTAAAGTGGCAAGCCTGTCTCTAATATGCCCATCACCATTAAACATTCCTATAATAAACCCTTTAAGAAACTCTTCATTAGAAAACAATATGTCATTTCTAATTAATTTACTATAACAATTACCAGGACAAATATACTTAAATAGTTCACATACTAGTCTAGCGTTTATGTTTACTGATATACAATTATCTTGTTTATCATAATATTTAGGATATATATTAAATACGTTATACAAAGAAGAAGATAGTTCCTCTACATATTCTTCTAAACCGATATTAACATGTCCATCTAAAGCAAAATTACAAGCATGTCCATTGGAACCTGTGCTTCCCTCTGATGCATAATAACCAACACAAATACCCATATCATAATTTAAAGGGATACTACTTGGTATAGCATTTTTAGGTTTTCCATTACATCTTTTATCTAATTTAACCATAGATATAGTAGATTGTGATACATTGTATTGTTTAGCTATACTTACCTGAGATTGTCCTTGACTAATTAGTTTTAATATATTATTCACATCTATACTAGAAAGTTTGTTTTTAGAAGACTTGGCGTAGATATAGTCATCTTTTTCTACATAATTAGTACAAATATTAATACAGTCTAATTTATTTAATCCTGATAGTTCTTTAATATTAGATAAAAATAATTCATTTTCTACATTATATAGTTCTGTAAAAATATCTTCTTTTACCCAAAAAGGATGATTTGGGGTAAATAATAAATCATGAAAATAACCATTTGTATTAACTCTTAATAATTTATCATTGTAAGGTTTTTGAGTAGTCTCTAACACTGGACGAAATCTACCTTTGTGTGTTAGGACTTTATCTCCAATATTAACTTCTCCTAAAGGCTTGATACCTTTATCTGTAATAATAGGAGTTTCAAATATTCCACATGCTGAAAATTCCATCATATAGATACCCGCATGAATAGTAGCCTTAGAACGGGCCACCTGTGCAGCATCCATAAATCCTTTTGGAAGCTTCTCAAAAGGCATTCTAATTATAGAATAATCTTCATAATTAAAATCCGCAGGAACATCCGTATCATCCTTACCTTCTGAGTTAGATTTTCTTTTAAAAAATTCTTTTAATTTTCTTTCGTTCCCTTGAGTACAAATTATTTCATGCCAATCTTTCCAATAATCAGAAAAATGGTTAAAATCATAATAAGCAGTACCAGATATAATAATTTGGTTATCTTTTTTAAGAGGGTCAGATTTATCTTCTAAGTTATATCCCATTTTTTTGGCCATTTTTTGGGCTGCTATATCTTTAACGTTAGAAACAGGAGTAGAACTAACAGCAGCAAAACCTGCCATAACATTTTCAAAAATATCTACAGGTAAAGAGGCAAATTCATCAACTAAAAGGTCGTTGGCGCGTTGACCTCTAATCTTCGAACCATCGCCAACAGGAATACAGCGACATACAGATTCTCCTATAGAAAATGTCCACATATCTGTAGCTCGACGTACCCCATTTGATTTATTGATTCCTACAATATCTCTTAATAAAGGAGCATTATTATAGATAGTCTCCATGTAATCAAAGATAACTTTAGATTGACGAAAACCAGCACCCGCAACAATAAGCTTTCTTTTAGGCATTAACAAGATTCTCAATAAACTATATAAACCTAATATAAAAGATTTACCTGCCCCTCTAGTTGCTATAAGCATCGGAAAACGCCTTTCCCATAACTCTCTTAACATCAATGCTTGAAAAGGCAATAAGTCGATATTGAATATCTCTTTGCATATAAATGAGAAATACTCAGGTCTAGTCATTAGCCACGATATATACTTATGTGGCTCATCCATGTACTCAGGAGGTATATCCATTAGGGGATTATACATTGTGGATTCATCTACAGTTATATTCAGCCACGCATCAGCCAATAGGCGTTGAATGTCCTCATTATCTTTGTCTTTTCTTTTAAGTGAAATATTGCTCATGCACTTCCTTTATTATCTTTTCTGCTTTGAAAGCAGCAGTATGCTTATCTCCAGCGAATATTAGGTGTACCCCATATTCTGACTCAATCCCTCTCAGAATCTTTAACATGTAGTTCCCACTCATCTTTACGTTTTTGACGCGCTTTCCACTTTTGTTTCTTCGATACCAAAATTTTCTTGGAATACCCGAACCTTGTGGAAACATTAGAAGTGTCTCTAACGAGAACTCTAGTATCAAAAATTTATGTTCATAGTAAGACAGTCTTTCCATCTCTCTTAAAAAGCGAGCCTTATGCTTTCCCAAGTTTAGGGAAATTTCCTGAGAGCTTGCCTTTCTTTCTATGCGAAGAATTTTAGCCCCCGTATCACGCTCCAAATCCAGTATTTCTTTAGTAGTATAGTCGCCTTCTTGTAGTGTTTCTACCAAACTACCCCGGCACTCTTCGTGGGAACTAAAATCCCAGGAGAGCTGTTCTCGCGTATCTATTACTATAGTATACATATTATACCCTTTATAATTATTTACTGTTCTCTCTTACTATATCCATAAACATACCAGCATAAAAGCTCTCTTGGTTACGTATCTTATAGTGGCATCGCTTACAGAGACAAATCCCATTTTGTACTTCATACATAAGAGTAGGAGCTGACGCATACGTTACAATATGATGAATCTGCATAAACTTCTTAATCTTATAGCTACAATCAGGCATCTGACAATGCCCCTTGTCTCGCTTTATAAC